AATATGTCGTTCCTGACTGACCAAGAGATCGCTGGAATCAAGACAACCAGACTTGCCGAAGATATCCAGCACAACTTGACGCACATCTTCCCCTCGCAAAGCCTGCTTGAGAAGGCCGCAGAGATGGGCCGTCCAATGATGAAGTGGTATCAGGCTGCTCATTTGACCATCGAGGAAGCCGCCGCAGGTATGGACATGGAGGCTTGGCGGTTGGCTGGTTTGCTTGCAGCGACCAGCCCAAGTAAATCTGTTGATAAGTCAGTTGATGTAGCACTGGCAATTCTTGAGGCACGCCAAGCAAATGGCGGCAGCATCACGGACCAGCAGGTTCGGGAAGCCGTCGAGGGTGCCAGCGGTATCGAGGCCGACATTGGCAACTCGATCCGCGTGTTAAATGCATCGACTGAACAAGAGATGAACGAAGCGTTGTCTGGCATGAAGGTCACCTCCTTCTCGCAGGCTTTGATGGGCGACCTCAGTCAGGTTACGGGCGATACGTTGATGGCACGGGCATATGGCATCTACAACGCTCGCATGGGTAACAAGGCTGAATACTTCGCCAGCACCATTGCAATTCGCAAAGTAGCGGAGGCTTTGGGTATGGAACCAGCCGAAGCACAGGCGGCTATTTGGGTTGTATCCCGTACGACTAGCGGTCGTGTCTCTGCTGCTAGAACAGCCCAAAGGCGAGCGGAGAAGAAAGGCAAGAAGCCAACACGCGGCGTGGCGGCAATCGCTGACACACCAATTGAAGCCAGCGAGGTGTACCGTGGTGATGACATCGCAAGTCTGCTTGCCGGCAGGTCGCGTACGCTCACTACTGGCGAGGTGCGGTCCTTTGCAGATCGCCTGCGAGGACTCGGCGTGGACACCACGCGGGTCGATGCTGCATTGACGGAGTGGGAGTCGCAGAACCCAGAGGCCACCCCGGAGGGCTGGAAGGAACGGTCGCTCACTGATGCGTTGGGTCTGCGTTCCGCACGCCGGTTTGTTCGCAATGTTGACCAGTCGTTTGTGGTGCAGGAGAAAGATCCAGCAAAGGCCGGCAAGTTACGACCTAGCCTCAGCATAGCCCGCGATGACGTGCCGCCTGCTTTTTACCGTGGTGGAAACCTTGGGAACCCCGGCGGATACCCAAGAAACACCCCAATGCAATATGTTGATCTTGACGAAATGCCGGCTGCTGCCCGTGCTTTTGTTGAAGAGTCTGGCATTGACATCACCGACGAACGTGGCAATCCAATGGTCTTCTTCCACGGAGGTTCATTGAAGGATGGTCGCATGATCACCTCTCCGCATGGTGCAGCAGGAGCGGGTACCTATGCCGCGAGCAACATTAATATTGCCTCAACCTTTGCCAAATCGGGAAACATCTTCCCCTTGATCATCGCACCTACAGGACTTGCCCTTCATCAAGACATGGCAAGTGTGATTCAACACGAATTGGCATTTGGCAAAGACGGTCGCAACTGGCTCACCAAAGATCAAATCATCCAGATGGCCTCACGGTTTGACCACACTGTCGAAGGTGTGTTTAGAGGGGGTAACACAACAACTCCACTTGCAGAATTGTCCGGACGTGTCAAGCACCAAGAGTTCGGCGGTACGCACCACCCGATATCCGACCTGCTTAACCCCAACACAAGAACACCTTTGCTCAAGCCAATCCTGTTGGGTGCTGGAAAGCCGGTTGGTCATTCTTTCCAAGGCACTGACGGCGTTTACCTGTCTCTTGGTTTCCAAGTCATTGGTGATGTCACAAAGAAAAACGACGCGGTCTTCTACTTGCAGGAATCACAAGGCGATCCTGACATGATTCCATTTTCTGGGGCACTGGCGGCTATTGCTGGTGATGTCAACATCGGGTCGGGCGTGGTGAGTGAAAGCATTGGTTCAGAATCCATGGCGTTTGGATTGACCGCCGCACACACCACAGGGGACTACGCACGAATCTTGGAGGTTCGAGTCTCACCAAACGGCGAAGTTGTATCTTCGTCTGACCCAGACTCATTCCCTGTTGGAAGCAAGTTGGATATGGCGTACGGGCAACGCAACTTCCAGACCACCCAAAGAAGAAGCGTGCAAAGGCTTCTAGGGGAGTTCCAACAAAGAAGTAAAGAGTCTATTGGTCTTTTGCAACGTGAAGCCCCACACATGCTGGCGGATGACAAACACTTCTTGGTCAATCAAGACGGTGTAAGGGTTCCTTTCGACAAGACCCAAAACTTGCCAATCGAAGCCAAGCAGGGTCTTGGCATCGGTCTTCACTTCACCAGTTACGGTGGCCTGTCTGTGAACGTAGCCCAAGTGGGTGGCATACGCAGTGCTTTGCCGGGGCAAGCGACATTCGGTCCAGCGGATGTACAAAACTTCGATGGCTCATTGGATTACGGTCAAAAGGCAAACAACATTCGTGCTTCGCTGTCTGGTCCGCAAGGCTCCATGGAGTTTGAAAACGATCTATCTACCCGCACTCAACGTGCCTTGGTTGATAAGTTTGTTGACCTTCAGGATGTCACGCAAGAGTTGAAGAAGCGTGGCGACCTGACCGAGGAGAGAGATGTTTACACAGGCATCAGACTCCAGAATGCACGGGTCGCGTCACAGGCAGAGTCATTTGCTGAAAGCACCCTGCAACCCTTTGCACAACTGGTGGTAGAGGAGGATGTTGACTTGGCTGAGTTGGAAGACTACGCCTACGCTCTGCATGCGAAAGAAAGAAACGCACAGATCGCCAAGCGTAACCCGGACATGCCAGATGGCGGGTCGGGTATGACAAACGCCGAAGCCGATTCAATCATTGCTGATATCCATTCCCGTCCAAACTCAATGGCTCACCAAGAGTTGGCTGGCATGTTGACCAACATCCAGTATGAAAACTTGCAGATGCTTCACGACTCTGGGCTAATCACCTTTGATGAGTTGGTGACATTGCAGACCACATACCAGCACTACGTTCCCCTCCAAGGCGTTGCAGACCCAACCGAAGCCAAGTACGAGGAAGAGTTGGCAGACGCTGTGCCGGGGCGACCAAGCAAACTTGCCGGCAGCACGTCTGGCATGATGCGTGCTGAGGGACGGACCACTAGGGCACCTAACGTTCTTGCGAATGCTTTGGCAAGCAAGCGGGGACAGGTGTTGGCACGGATCGAAAAGAACCGCACGGCTAACCGCCTGCTGCGGGCTGCGGAGACTTTGCAAGAACCTGACATGATGCAGGTCTACGACAAGTTGCCCACCCGAACCGTCGAAGGCCGGCAGGTTCCCGACACTGCGTTTGCTGCAAGGGCTGATGTGGTAACTGTCCACCTCGAACAGGACACTGAAGTCAACGGTCAGCAGAAGAAGCAGGGTGAAGTGGTCTATGTCCAAGTCAAAAGCCCGCAACTGGCTGGCGTGCTGAACCAGTCAATGCAAGAAGGCGGCGGCGTGGGCGAGATTCTTATCAGGGCAGGCAACCTGATAAACAACTTCTTTAGATTCACCATTACGACGTTTGCCCCAGAGTTTATGTTCCGCAACTTGTTCCGTGATGTTCAAACTGGTGTTCTGAATCAGGCAGCAGAGCGTGGGCTGGGAAGCAGTATCCAGACAGCCAAGTTGATTGGCAAGGCTTTGCGTACCACCATCGGTGCAGAGTTTGGTCGTGAAGGCCCACTCAGTGATGCGTACAAGGCAATGGCTGAGGGCGGCGGCAAGCAGTCTGGCTATGCGAAACTGGACATCGATGCGGTTGCCAAAGCCATGAAGGACATGCAGCGTTTGGTACGCAAGGGCAGCAAAACAGGCAAGGCAACAAGGTCAGCGTGGAAGAACACATTCGGCTGGATCATCGACGTTGGTTCTGGCATTGAGAACGCAACACGTCTTGCGACTTACCAGACAGAGATCGACAACGGTGCTACCCCAGAGCAGGCAGCGTTGCGTGCCCGTGACGTTACAGTTGACTTTAGTCGTAAAGGCACATGGGGTGCAGGGCTGAACGCCTTGTACCTGTTCTTCAACGCTGGTGCCCAAGGTGCCAACCGTATCTACCAAGCCGCCACAGGCAAGCGTGGTAAGCAGGTAGCCCTTGGCTTTGCCGGCACGGGCATGTTGGCTGCAATGTGGAATGCATCGTTTGATGACGAAGATCCTGAGACCGGCATGATGGGCTACGACTTGATCCCAGAGTGGGAGAAGCGTACGCACGCGATCTTTATGATTCCCGGTGGTGAAGGTGACTACCTTAAGATTCCGTTGCCTTACGGATACCACTTGCTCTACAACGCTGGCACGGCAGTCGGTGATGTTTACAACGGCAACTTGAGCATGGGCGAAGCCTTTGAGCGGGTTGGTATGACGGCTCTCGACACGTTCAACCCTCTGTCTGGTTCGGGCGTAACCAACAACTTTGTGAGTGGTGTTGCTCCTACTGTCGCCAAGCCAATGGTTGACCTTGCCACAAACCGCAACTTTGCCGGCAACAGAATCTATGCCGAGCAGATGTATGGATACGCAGGGCCACGGTCAGAGCAAGGGTTTGAAACCACACCTGAAGCGTTCAAAGACTTTGCTTCATTCATGAACCGAATCAGTGGTGGCAACGAGTTCATGGAAGGTGCAATTGACCGTGAGCCAGAGGTGTACAGACACATCTACGGCCTGCTGACTGGTGACATTGGTCGGACGGTAAACCGTATTGTAAATCTGCAAGACGCACTTACTGATGAGCAAGCCCAAGAGATTCTTGGCACCTCACGGGAAGACGTACCGTTCCTTCGCATGGTGCTGGGCACTGACACTGAACGCGACAAAGATTTGGTGTATCGTCAGATCAAGGAAGAGACGCAGAAGATCCACGTTCAACTTAAGGATATGTACGCAGCAGGACGTGAAGACCTTGCACAAGAGTTGTACGACAGCGACCCCCGCATGGGTGAGTTCTCATACATCATGCATGGTGGTGGTGGTGTGCCCGGATTTGAAAGCGGCATGAGAAAGATCCGCAAAGCACTTCGTGATGGCAGAGCCTTGGAGGACAGCAAGTTCTTTATCCCCGGCACAAACATCGAGACAACCGAAGTGGAGTTGGTTCGTGCCCAGCGTGAATTGCGAAATGCTGCACTTCGGGTCTACGCAGACATCCTGAATGAAAGGCGTGGTCGAAAGGATGAAGATTAAAAAACCCCCCTCGCTGGGCAGCCGAGGGGGGCAGGAGGTAATCCAGTTCTAGGGTGGATTAGAACGGGATATCGTCATTAGCAACGGTGGAGGGAGCCGCTGCCTGACTTGACGAGGAGTCTTGTTTAACGACCTTGACCTCGACGCGACCAGAGTAGTCGCATCTCTTTTCTCCATTGTCATCTGGCTTCTCTTGCCAGAGGCCAGCCTTGTAGGCTTTGCCGTTCAGTGTGAAGAATACCGAGCCAACTGGCTGGGTGGTATTGGGGTCATTCTTGTCAAACTTGTCATTCTTGTAGAAGCGACAGTAAACACCTTTACCGTTCTCTTCGACTTTTTCGTAAGTGGGTTTGTCACTCGCCATTTTGGGCCTCCTTTAACTTGCCCTGTTCTGTAAGTCTACCCCAAACCTGCGTGGCTTGCTGGGTATTGAGGTCTTGCAACGATGCGACCCCGTAAAATTTCTTGACCCGATCAGCCCAGCCATCTTCCCCGCCGGCAACCGCGTAGGCTTCAAATGCCCGGATCATGTCCCCCAGAGGACGGGTCGGTGCCGGTGGTACATCCAGTCCCGCCGCCTTATTAGGCACCGTCCCCGCCTCTGGCGGAAGGCTGTCCACTTCAAACTGCTCGCCCCGTGGGATCAGGAGCAGGTCACGAAGTGCGTAGTTGAGAAGAGTTGTCTGTGCTGCCAGTGCAGCCTTGCTCAAATCACCACGTCCAGCAATTGGCAACTGCTTGTTGAAGCACCGTGTCTGTCCGCTGTCAGGGTGGCTGAGTTGATACTCCGCATCCATGACAAGGTGTTCGGTGCCGCTGTTGATGATAGTGATTGATGTCTGAGAGAACACCAGTCCGTTACGCCGAAGCACTGGGCCGGCGTGAGCAAGTTGCTGCTCCGCTGAGACGTAGTCGTACTTCTGGTGGCTGTTGCGTCCGTCCTTGGCTACGCCGCCGACTTCTGCTTGAGCCTTCAGGAGGGCTTCATCCAAGCGGGCGGTTCCATCAGAACGATCCCCCCCGGTCCCCGATCCCACTTGTCCTCCATCGTACAATCCAAAACTTTCTTGAGCCATAGTTCGCACCTCCTAGTTGCGAGTTCAATCCATTCTTGAGACACCTCAACCACCGTAACTCCGTACGGTGCAGTGTTCTCGACAAAAACCATAATCACTTGTTGAATCGGGTTGCCACAGGCTTTGAGTCCTGCGGCGTAGAACGCCATCTGAGCGTCGTAGTGGAACGAAGACAGGCGGTGACGCACCGTGTTCAGGTTCACGTCTGCACTGGTCTTGAGATCCACCAGCAAGCCTTCGCCGTGGGCATCAATCTTGCCTTTGCACAACGCACCTGCTTCGTCTTCGCCCCAGTTCCAGAGAGCCATCTGCTCACGCTTGGGAGCAGCAGCCAACACGTTGCTGGCGTGTGGACATTTGGCGACCGAGTCTGCGATGTACTGGGCAGTGTCAAACTCGTCCTTGGTGATTACCACCTTGTTTGCGTTGACACGCTCAAACTCTGCGATCTCTTCTTTGCCGGCTTTGGTGCGACGGTTGACCGAGGGAGCCACAGCCACATCCATGTCGAATGTATCTGGGGTAAGCACGATGCTGTGGACCGCAGTCCCCAGACGCATGCTGGTGGTGGGTGTGTGCTTTGCGGTGAGTTGGTGCTGGTAGTGCAGCGGCGACTGTGCAATGGCTTTCAGCGTGGAGAAGTTGATGCCAGCATGCTGCCGGTACACCGTTTCCGGTAGGTCGTGCAGCATTCCTGCGGTAAGTTCAGTGGGTGGCGTAGTCGGTTGACTCATGTGGTCCCTTCCATTTGTCCCATGTGAGGAAAGACTGGAGCGAACGCTTCGTTCCAAATCGTCTGTAGTGGTCGTGATAATACAGATACTCCCACCAAGATGTCTTCACTTGCTGGTAAAAATCTTTCTCTCGACTGACAGCATCTGGCAGTGAACCTTGTGCCGTGTACATCAAAGCCAACGCGGCAGCACATTCGTCAGGCTTGCATTCAACATGGTGCTTCTCTGCCAGCGTCAACATTTCCTGCAACGCTTGCTCTGCCGGCTTGCTCAAGACCACCCGTTCGGCTGGCGGTTCTTCACGGGCCAGCCAGTTGAATACAAACCTGTCCCAGTTCTTGTACCGCTTGCGTGGGTTGGCACGAAGCCACCCGTCCATGCGAACCAGTTGCTGGCTGATGTTGATGGTTGGAAACGTGGTGCAGAGATCCATGATCTCATCCGGTGTTGCAGCCCAACCAGTATTCTTATTCCACCGCATATCAAGTCCTCCGTTTTGTTACATTGCAGGGGTGATTGAAATCAAAATTATTGTGCCTGAGCAAGCCATCCCTCAGCCACGGCCCCGTGCCCGAAGGTTGGGCAACAGGGTACAGGTCTATGTCCCCAAGGGGAAGTCAGCCTCGTACCGCAAAGCCATCAAGGCGGCGGTGGAGGAGCAGTGTCCCGGTCTGGTCATTGATGGACTCTGCGGGATGGACATCGAGTTTGCCATGCGGATGACCACCAAGAACAAGAAGGCCATGCATGGCACGCCACACCTGCGGCGACCCGACATCGACAACATGCTGAAGACAACACTGGATGGACTTGTTGACTCAGGCTTGTTGACAGACGATTCAATTGTTGCATCGCTGTTTGCCAAGAAGCGTTGGTGCCGCGAGGGGGAGGCGGCAGCAACTTACATCCTGATCGAGTATGAAAATCCCGAAGGGGAGGAGACCTCCCCTCCGGGCACTCACTAGGAACCGAGCGGGACAACCGCTCAACTCACGTCAGGCGATCACGTCGCGGTCTACTCCAATGGCAGAACGCAGGCGATCATTGACTTCTTCGTCTCTCGCCCAGAAGCAGAGACTGTTGCGACCCATGATATTACTTACCGTCCGCATGGGAAGCCCAAACATTCTCATTGACAACAAATATGCTGCCCCGAAAGCGTTGCCATGGTTGGCATGCGGGTAACACATCAGGTGACTTACCTCGTGCAGCACGGTCGGCAAGTTCACCCTGTCGGGTGCCATCTCGATGAGGCCGGCAAAGCCCTTCGGTCCAATGTTTGAAGCACGGGCGGTTGTAAGTTTGAGGTTCCGTGGCATGGATACGATGATGCTGTAGCCACCGACAAACTTGGACAGTGAGTTCAGCATCTTCTGGATGATCTCGCCAAACTCAACGTGTGACTTCTTGACATCTCTGGGCAACCACATCTTGCGACCCCAAACCTGACGGTCGAAGTCGTTGATCTCCATGTGCTTCCGGGCACCTTGGGTGCGGGCCTTTGGATACCAACTCAGGTGATGTTTGAAGTCTTTGCCAAGTTGGGTTTGTTTCTTGTCGTTGGTGAAGACATACCGTGTGCCTCCTTCGCACACTTCCACCCTGAAGCCATCATTGACTTGCGTCTGTTCCATCTCTTACCCCTAACTTTGAAAATTGATTGATCGGAATGTGGCACACAGGTTCGATGTCGTTGAAGTCCCGTGTGAGTTTGGTGCGACCTCCAACGGTGACGGTCCTCGGTGCCCCAGTCAATCTGGACGAGGTTGTTATGTCAACGTATCTGATATCACCCTTCTTGTCTTCGACGTAGAAGTACGTTCGCCATGCAGTTGTTTCGTACAGTTGCGTTGCCGCCAGAAACTTCTTGAGACTCAAGACGATTGTCTTGTAATCGCCCCACTCCATGTTGCGATACTTGTATTCGCCAAACGAAACGACCAAGCCATCTCGCAGTGCAGCGAAGTCCACGGTGTAAGTCTTGGGCAACTTGACAATCGTGGCACCAGTCTTTTCTTGGATGAAACCGAAGGCCGCACGTTCGCGGCCCCGGTCATCCTCGTTCTCCCACATCGTCATTGGATGTAACCCGAACGCTTGCCAAGTTGGTTCTCAAGCCAAACGTAGGTGGCCCGCAGGTCACGCAGTGCCGGCGTGTACTGGACTGGCCTGCCACGCGACATCGATTCGATCTGGTCTACACGTCGCTTTGCGACTTCCAGTTCTTCTTTCGCAATCTCTTTGCGAACCATGTTGAGCAGCAGTTTGATGCGTGCTTTAGTGAGTGAGGGTTTCATTAGATGTTCTCCATAAATCGTGATCGTCGTGCGTCGTAAGGGGTGCCTCGGTGCTTGACCGGCACACCGTCTTGCTCATAGAAGCCGGGAAGTTTCATACGCTCGTACCCCCAGTCCTCGCATTCTTGGTTGATGACGTTGAACGCTTCAGTCCAAGTGGTGCTTTTGACATCGCTATCGCACTGGTGGTAAAAGAAATCACTAACTGCGAACGCCACTTGTGCATTCATGGTTGCAGTCACAGGATCTTGGTGTTCCAGAAGGTCAGTAGGAATCTGCATGTACGGCTTGGACACCTTGGCGGTGGCTGCGACCTGCACCATGCACGCTGCAATACGCGAGGCAATCTTGATCCACAAGGTTTGCGGATCGTGGTAAAGGCGGCTGAGGCTGACCACGCTGGCCCCGTGCCGGAGCCTCGCCATGGTGACGTGTTGGAATTGACTGTCGATGACCGACTGGGCATCGGGCTGTGTGAATTGAGACATTTGGTTCTCCGTGAGTGAAAGCCCCCCGCCAGCAGGAACGTCCAAACTGGCGAGGGGGTGCGAAAGTTGTTGAGTTGTCGCCCGAAGGCAAATGGTGGAGGCCGCTAAGGGGGAGATGCATGCCTCCACCGGAGGGTGGATTTGCAATCTAGCGAGACTAGTTACAGTCCGCAAGTGCTTCTTTGGTTTTTTCCCAATACTGTTGGGTCGCTTCGATACGCCAGTGACCACGCGGACCACCGTTGTGCATGCGGGCTTTCATCTCGTTCCAAGACATGCCGGCAGGCTTGCGGTCTTCGCGGGCGTAACGCTTCATGAAGCCACGCATGGTCAGCACTGCATGCTCCAAGTCATCAACCATGTGGTATGGAAACTTGACACCTGAGTCTCGGTGATAAGCCTCAGATATTTGCAGGGGACCGCGTGACATGAACCGCTTGCGACGTGGGCACCAGTCACCAAGGATTGGTTTGTCGCCCGTGAGTTTCTTGCCTGACTCAACTTGCCAGATGGCACATTCCAAGTCAGTCAATTTGAAATCGGCAACGAGGCCGAATGATAGTAAAAGGGTTGTGAGCATACTAATTCCTCTCTGAAGTACGGCTGAGAATACCGTTTAGGGTAGGGGTGAGCGTTACTGGATTGCGTTCTCAGGGCGAACGAAATCGTCAAACTGATCAAAGTCACTGTGATGTGCATGCACTTCGATGTTGCCTTCGTGATCTTCCAGAAGCAGTGCGGCTTGGCAGTTTAGGGCAAAGACGTGGACAGCAAACTCAGCCTGCATTGTTTTGAGGATTGGCCTGCCGGCACTGTTGGGTATAACCGGCATGTACCGTGATTCCTCCCGTACTCCAAACTCCGGAGTCCAGATGCGAATAGTAACTTTGATCTTCGGGCCGATGTGATCTTCAGGCCATTCGGGATTGTTCATTTGGATGCCTTTCGTCTGCGGGCCATTGGCTTTTCGGGACCAAATCGGTCGATGTAACAAGTGTTGAGGAACGAGTCGATGCACTCTTCCAACTGAAAGATTGCCTCGTCGTTGTCGTAGAAGGCCATGCTGTTCCGGGCACAGAGGATGGCCGCATCACGCAGTTCGACGCACTGCCATGAGTCTTCGCCCATGAATTTCTCAACCGCTTTCATGCGGCACTCCAAGCCTTCGGTGTCGAGGTCTTCTTCATCGAATCGCTCTGCGTCATCGAACGGAAAGGGTGCCGACACCAAGTTGCAGGCACCGTTGTTGAACAGGTCGTAGTAGATGTTCTGGACTTCACGCCAGCAGTCAACCGCGATGTGTTCAGCCGACCCGGAGCCGGGGACTTCGGCACTGAGCCGATCTTGACGGGCTTGCATCTTGGGGCTGCCTTCGTGACGATCATTGTTCCAGTAAGTTTTGAGAGTAGACATTTGAGATTCCTTTGTGAGTTGAAGTTAGTAGATAGACCAGAGTCGGTCAGTCGCCCCCCCGCAGGGGGGCTGGTGTCTGACTGTGGATCAGGATGACTTGGTGGTAGCACCGAACCAACTGGCTGGCTTCGGCACGATCTGATGGGCGAGCGACCGAATGTCGGTGAGACTTGCCAAGCGGTAGCCTCGCCAAGCACCTGAAGCAGGTTCAAGGGCTTGGTTGCACTCGATGCTTTCAAGACGATAGAAGAAGCAGTCACGAGGATCGCAAGCCATGCCTGACTCTTCTGGGAATTGCACCCACACGCCTTGGTTCTTTGGGCCACACACCGTCTTCACGACTGTGCCCTCCACGCCCTCACGCACGCCATCGGCATTGAGTTCAAAGCCTTTGTGCGTTGGGCAGTAAGTGTCCCTATTCCCACTTGCCGCAAGCCCTCGGCTGCGGGCGATCACAGTTTGACCGGGAAAGAAGTTTCTTAGCCGTGCCTTGTTCCACTTGGCTCGCATCTTTTTGTCGATGGCACGGGCTTTCATGTCGATGTCGGCTTCTTCTCTGCGGTGCAGTGCCATGCGTTCAATCTCGATCTGACGCTTACGTTTGCTCAGTTCAAGCAGCGACTGTTGCATGTCTCGGATTTCCGCGTAGTTATGCACTTCGTTCTTGGATGGGTTGAGAAGTCGTTTGGTGCTGTGGATCAGTGTCCACTTGGTGTAGTCACTCATGGTGAATCTCCTGTGAGTTAGGGTGAGTAGATAAGCAGCAGGGCTGCCCAGTCCGCCCCCTCCGTGGAGGGGACAGGTGGGGAGTCGTGCGGAGGTCAGCCGACGAGGACGGCCTCCTTCTTCTTGGGCAGGTGAGCCTTGCAGGTTTCGTTCCAGACCTTGCCCTTCAGGTCATTGCCGGTGCCCAGCAGGCGGGAGAAGGTGCGGTTGGTGGAGTCCTCAGACTCGCCGCGTACGGTGCGGTGGTGGTCAGCCCACTCGGTCACAGCGTTGAAGGCGGCCCATGCGGAACGCTCCATGCCGTTGGCCGTGCGGCCCTGAGCGAGCGACATCCACTGGCTGATGGTGTCCATTGCCATCGACGCAGACTTCTTCTCGCCCTTGGTCTTGGGATCGACGATGACCTTGCCGATGTGACGGTTGTAAAGGTTGGTGAGGAACAACTCCAAGTCGCCTTGGGACAACTCGACGTTGGCAAGTGCCTCAGCCTTCACAGCGAAGACGTTGTGGTTGTTCATGGTCCCTGCGAAGAAGTCAGCCGCATCGGCAGCAGCACGCTGATCGATGGTGGCGGTGTGACGCAGGCTTGCAACCTTGCCGGTTGCCATCGCAGCATCGTGAGTGTTCTTGCAGACAACCCGAATGTTGGTGTCGCAAAGTTTGAGGCCCATCGATCCGTCGTGTGACGTGGTGAACATGGCGTACTGGGCCAGTTCATCGACTGCCCCGCGTGCCTCGATTGCAGTGCGACCAAGGTCAACCAGCATGGCGATGAGCCGTCCGCCACGCATGGTCAGGGCTGACTCGACAAACTTGGACTTGCCACATGCCTGCTCGACGAACGCAGCAAACTCGCTGTTCTGGAACGGCTTGTAGGTTGGGCTGACATAGCCCAGCACGGAGTCGGTGTCCTTGCGAACGACGGCGTTGTGACCGCACTCGACAATCTTGCCATCGGCAGTCTTGCGAAGCAGGGTTTGCGACTCGACTTCCCAATCCATCACACGCTTGAATGCATCGTGTGCGGTGGTGTGTTCAGGGAGGACAGTGCCAAGGCCGTGCCATGCGGCAGTCTTGGCAAAGACGGCGTTATCAGTAGAGGTGATTTCGTGAGACATGGTGAGATTCCTAAAGGTTGGGGGCCAACGTGGCCCAGTTGATAAGTGAGTAATGTAGCAAGTCTGACTAGCAGTGCAAGCCAATACCCCCAGAATAATTTGGGGGTGATGGGATGCAGTGTTCAGTCCATGGGCTTCACCTCGGAACGCGAGGTGCTGGTCAGCCCAGTGTTGATGATCAGTTGACCGTCAGAGTCTTGGTCAACTGACCAGTATGGCCCCCGCCCAAACTTTTCCATCAACTCGCCTACTGCGATCATGAAGGATGCCATGGTGGGGGGAGTTGGTGTGGTGTCTTTGGTTTGCATTGTGAATCTCCTGTGAGATGAGGTGAGTTGATAAGCCAGAGTCGGCAAATGGATGCCCCGCAGGGCACCCGATTGAGGACTGTGGATCACATCCAAGACGGGCGAAAGTCACACTCGCCATACGGGTTCGCAAGATCGAAGTCAGCGAGTTCATCCTGCTTGGCTTTTGACTTCAAGATCAGAAGTTGCAAGGGGTACGGATTAGCGTTTTGCTGCTTTCGGTATGTGCGAACCATGCTTCCGGCTTCTTTCACTTCGAGCATCAGATGGATGTATTCGGCAAAGTGATCTGGAGCGTCCCCCGCGATGCCTTCTTTGCCTTCGGTGAAGACGTGCCGCCATGTTCCGCTGTCGCCTTTGACCCAGCATTCAGCACCCGGAAATGTTGAAGACAGGCCAGCGGCAAGAATGTGAAGATCCGAGGTGGTGCAAAGCGTCTCGCGTTTGCCTTCATGGTTGATGAATTTGATTTTGTAGTTCATGGGATTAGTGGGAGTCATTTGGATTCTCCATTGCGAGTGATGGCCCGCTCGATGACGGGGATGAGGGTCATTGGAAGGATGCAGCCGAGAGCGATGCCACCCACCATGGGCAGGATCGCAGGGTCGGTGACAGCACCGAGAACGTCAGAGACAAGGTTGCCGATGGCACCGCCGATGATGGCACCGAGGCCGGGGCGAGCGTACTTGCCAATCTTCTCGGCAAGCCATCCATCGAGTTCAAGGCCAAGGTAGGCACCGGCGATCAGAACGCCATTGTCAACAAGGCCGTAGAGCGTGCCTTCAGGAAGGCAGTTGGTGATGCAGTCAAACATGAGTTTTCTCCGTGAGTAGTGTGACTAGTTAGTGGGTCAGAGCAGACCAATGGATGCCCCGCAGGGCACCCGATGGAAGGCTGTGATGAGAGGGTTTAGGCGTGGCTGATTTTGACAGCCAGATGACCGCAGATGTCGAGCAGTCGTGCTTGGCATTTGAAGGCGAAAGCCACGTTCATGAATTGGATTTCGAGTTTGCTGTCCTCGTCGATGTCCAAGGTGTCAACTCGGTCAATGCCGTGCCATTGCCTTTCCATTGAGATGTTGGTGATCAGGAGAGTGCCGTCCCATCCGCCGACATTCCGACCGGCATTGCTGATGGTGACCTTCTCGCTGTCGAGGTGCCCCGCGAAGTCGTGTTCTGCTTCATGCTTGATCAGCATGGTGACGGCTTTGACTGCTGCGGCTTCGTCTTTGTCGAATTGGTTCATGGTGAGATTCCTGTGAGTTGGAATGAGGTGAAGTAGACTGCTGCGATGTGCAGCGTTGTCAGAAGAGGTGGTGACCAGTGTCCCGGTCACCACCTGAAGGTTGGTGGTCTTGCTGACACTCCAACCGGCTGTTCTGCTCGGATCTGGATGGCACCAGTGGAGGGGACCACTGAGGTCAGCGAAGTGTTCATCCGACTGGAAGCAGAGAAGGATCGCCTCGGAGCAGCAGACTTGGCTGGTGCCGTGACTCAGAGAGTCGTACAGCCTGCTGGCCCTTGGACTGCCGGCGGTTGCATCGAGCATCCCCTGCGGTCTTCAGTCGGATTCAGTTGTCAAAGAAAGCGTCGCTCAACTGCGATGAGTGGAATATGCCAAACATTCACCAGTGTTGCAAGACATATTTCGACAAAGTTTGGACTTTTCTTCAATTATTTTTGAGAGGTGGCCTGAAGTGCTGCCAAAGCAGGGAGTTATGAAGTTGGACGATGTAGAAGGAATGGCGAGCAATACTGGTATGAGCAGGGAACCGGAGGTCGCTCCGCTGGAATGGGCCGCTGGGAGGCTTGACTGCGGTGGTGGCCTCTCGGTGCCTTCCAACGTGGCTGAGTTGTCACGGTGGCGGTTGGCTCTCAGACAGGCAGTGAGAGATGGGGTGGTGGCTCCAGAGACAGAGCGTGCCCGATGTGCAAGGTCACTGCCGTACTGGGTGGCAGCACATGGATGGACATACCGGCTGCGGGAGGTCGGGGAGGATGGACGGACCAGATCAGTGGGAACCAGTGGTGATAGGTCAGGCGAGGTGGCAGCGACCGGGGGGGCGGGGGGTGGATCGCCGCCGTCGCCCGCGTCGTTAACAGTAACAACCCCCCACTACCCTTTTGCTCTGTATCCCATTCAGGTAACAACACTACAACGGCTAGTCAACGGTATTGACACTGGGGCTGACGTGCTACTGGACAAGTCACGGGACATGGGCTGTTCGTGGCTAGGAGCCGCTCTGATGGCTTGGACGCTTCTCTTTGTCCCAGAGGCTCAGATGATCGTGGTAAGCCGTGTGGAGGATCTGGTGGACCGTAAGGGCGACCCTAGTACCGTCATGTGGAAGATCAGGTATTTGCTGCAACGATGCCCCGAATGGCTGAGTGGTATTGACCCTGCTCGCTTCGGTGAGGGTGGTGACTGCTCACGTCACTTGTCAATCGTGAACCCGATGAACGGTAGTACGATATTCGGGCAAGCATCCACTGGTCACGTTGGTCGTGGTGGCAGAACCCGCTTCATCGTCTTTGACGAGTATGCAGCATTTGAGAAAGCGGAATCGGCTTGGCAATCAGCGGCAGATACGACTGCGTGTCGGATTGCGATCTCGACCCCCCTCGGTCCTCAGACCCACTTCTCCAAACTCCGTATGCAAGGGATGGCTTCAGGCTCGCCGGAGGTAATAACCCTTGGTTACTGGGACCACCCTGAAAAGGGCAGGGGCAGGGAGTGGCGTTGCGACCACGATGGATCGGTTACCGGGACTGTGAACCGCTGGTACTGGTGGTCACCATGGTTTGACCGTGAGGTTGAGCGTCGTGCTGACCCTCTGGATGTTGCCCAGAACATTCTGATTGACCACGTTGGCTCTGGACAGACGTTCTTCAACAGGCCGGCACTGGGGCAGCACATGCGGGAGCATGGCTTTGAACCACGTCGCTGCGAATGGAACGAACAGCAGCAACGCTGGGAAGACTACCCAGATGGTCGCTGGCGTGTCTGGGAGGCTGCTGGTAACAAGTCAACACCGCACTACGTCATGTTTGCTGACCCAGCCTATGGGTTAGGCCGTAACAACTCAGCAGTGGCTGTAGTCAATGTAGACACAGCCAAGTTAGCAGCGATGTTTGTTGACCCGCATGTGACACCGTTCGAGTTGGCTGAGATGATGTCGATGGCGGGACGTGGTCCGTTCAGGGGCCGGTATGGTTCTGCTCTGATTGGTTGGGAGAACAACGGACCCGGTGGCAGCATGGGATCAGATTTGTGGAGATTGGAATACCCAATGCTCTACCGCATGCGTGCCCAAGGACAAGACCATGACAAAGAAGGCCACACATTAGGGTGGACATCAACGCGGATGAGTAAGCGACTGATGCTTTCCAACTTCCAGCGGTCACTGTTGCAGGGCGAATTCTTCTGTCCATGCAACAAGACTCTAGAGGAAGCCAGCGAGTATGTGTTGACCAGAGACGGCGGCATTGAGTCACCAGAGGTTGCAGACCAGTCAGCAGGGGCGAGGCTTGCTCACGGTGACCGTGTGATCGCTACCGCAGGTGCAGTCATGCTGATGAATGAGTTTCCAGCGTTCCTTGACGAAGCGAGTGACTTCGCACCGGGAACGTACGGCAGCATGCTTGGGTGGGATACATGATTACGGCAGCAGAAAAGTTGAGGCAAGTTCTGGTACAAGTTGTATCGCGTTATGCGATAGAGTTCGACATGGATCGCTTTACGATCACTGGCGTGCTGGAGGACGTGAAGCAGGACACAGTTTGGGCCAACCTACCGGACGAAGAAGATGTCGAAGAAGAAGAAGAGGAATAAGTCCGGTTGGGACTCACTCCACACACCCGAACGCTTCGACGGCGTAGTTGGCGACATCCACCCAGAAGACTTGATTGGTTACATCACCAAGGACTATTTACCACAGTCGCGTATGCGTAACTGGTATCCCAAGTGGGCTGATGACGAAGTGGTCAGCGAAGCGTGGATTCACTGCACAAAAGCGAAAAAACAAAAAGTTGCGGGGAGGTGGAAAGTAAAACTCTACCTTGTTCTTCGGAAGTCCTGCTGGGTGTCTTACTGGAGACAGCATCACGGCAAGTATGTCCGCAACAAAGAAGGCAAGAAGGTTTACATCACCGATGTTGACATCCTCACCAAATACTGGAGTGACATGCCGGCTGACCTACGGGAGTTGCTGAGACCTTGAAAATTGCACCTTGACGTTAGAGCAAAGGTATGACCCCTTGCTCTATTGCACCCGTCAGTTGTCGCTTCAGGCAGAGGCTTGCTTTCACCATTTCACCGTGAACGACGCGGTCCCTGCTGCAAGTCAAGAGGGCGGATTACTCCGGCGTTGGTTAGGGTCAAATCCAACGACTTAGTTCGTTGACCGTGTTCAATGAGGAGGCCCACCCTCAGCAAGTTGATCTCCGATGGAGTCACGTCGGTAACTTGCGTACCCAGTCACGATGTAGACTAAGCCATGGCCCAGTCACTTAGAACACTCATCAGGGATGAAAACCCAGATGCCCAGTTCCTCACTCCGAGTATACTGGATCAAGCGATTGTCGGTTACGGGGGTAGACCGGGCGAGCCAGTAGTCCCCATTTATTGTCGATCTAGGATTCACCAAATTTTGGAAGACATCGGTGCAATCGACCCCGAAGCAGTTCACTCAATTGTCATAGGTACATCGGGCCGGGGTCCAATCAACATGCCGATTATCGCGGCACCCAAACCGGAGTGGGATGATGACTCTGACTATTGACATACTTGTTCTAATAGAGGGACTAGCGTTGCTGGTATGCGGCGTTTGGTTCGTCGCCAAAATTACTGCTACGCTGGGCCAGTTGACAAACTCGCTTCAGCGTTTGGAGCGAATCGTCGAGAGGCTCGATGAAAGACTAGACAATCACGAAGCACGCCTTATTCAACTTGAATCGAAGAAGTAATGACCTGCCCGGAATGCGAACGCAGACAGAAAGAAGAGAAGAGGTCTCTAGATGACTGCAATAGCAGTCTGGAGGCCATGAAGGTGAAGTGTCACCGATTGACTGTCGCGTTGTCTGTGGTGTCTGCGGTGGCTGGAAAAGAAGCCCTCGATATGGCTTTCAGCCTGTCAGACTCAGTCGCAGCAATCATTGAGTATGAGGGGAGTCCCGCTCCCGACGTTCTGGCTCTGGATGTGAGCGTGGAACAGGAGAGCAGCCTCCTCAGTGGACAGACCATCCCTGAATTTGAGCAGATTGATGATTTTTTCCTTGGAGTAGATGGCAATGAATTCACCCTCGGTGTTCTTAGCCAACCCCAGATAAGCGTCATCGAGGTCTTTGAAAAGGCACAGCCCATCTTGATGTCCGGTGCCGGTTTCTTCGGCTCGTCCAAATCGTTGCATAGCAATCATAGTTTATCTCCTTCTGAAGATCAGATTGTAGTACCTAGTCCTACATCGCTACCACTGCTGGCTTTGCTTGCATGGAAAGGAAGATCCCGTGTCCGCAAGACGTAAACATGAGGCCAGAATGGCTGGTCACCGCAATTATGCGTGTGAGTACCAGCGAGACCACGCCAGTCCCCAAGCCAAGAAGGACAGGGCTGCTCGGAACAAGGCTCGTAGAGATATGGGCTTGAAGAAGGGCGACCCGCGAGAGGTTGATCACGTCAAACCACTGTCCAAAGGCGGCAGTAACCGGCGTTCAAACCTGCGGGTTACGTCACGAACAGCCAACAGGAGGAAGGGTCGTGGGTAAGAAAGACGCTTGCTACCACAAAGTGAAGAGAACCGCCAAAGTTTGGCCCTCCGCTTACGCCTCTGGGCGGCTTGTGCAGTGCCGGAAAGTAGGAGCAGCCAACTATGGCAAGAAAAAAAAGCGAAAGTAGTGACAGTCTGCACCAGTGGTTCAAGCGAAACAAAGGAACCGGCTGGGTTGACTGTAAGACAGGCAAGAAGTGTGGTCGAAGCGGTAAAAAAGACTCAGGACGGCCCTACCCATACTGCCGTCCGACCATGGCTCAATGCAAATCCAAGGGTGCAAAGGCTGCTGCAAGGCGAAAATCTGGCCCCGGTCGCGTAAGAGCGAAGTAAGTTAGGACAACACCATGAAAAACGGCAAGTGCAGAGAGCGATACAACAAGTTGTTCAAGACCAACGGCAAAAAAACGCCAGTGAAGAGGAATATCAGCCGTGACAACAAGAAGAAAGCGTAAAAACGTATCGCTGTCGGTCAAGAAGGGTGAAAAAAGGCCGGCAAGTCAGGGTGCAGGGCTGACTGCAAGGGGAAGAGCCAAGTACAACCGTGCTACAGGCTCAAATTTGAAGGCTCCGCAGCCCGGAGGCGGTAAAAGACGCACCTCATACTGCAAAAGGTCTGCCGGCCAGATGAAAAAACACGGTATTAACTGTTCCAAGACACCCAAAAAGCGTATTTGTGCTGCCCGCAGGCGTTGGAATTGCAGTGGCAAGACCAAGAGGGCGTAAATGTTTGTTCGACAAATCTACTTAACAGCGTTGTTGGTGCTTTCAGGCTGTAAGACCCAAGGAGGATTCCAACTCCCTTTCGATCTGCCGGCGGCTACACCGCCGAACACGCAGAACGCTCTGATACTGGACAGTCTCAGCCCGTTTCGGTGGGCGGGGGCACTCTGCATGCTGTCGGGGGCACTTCTGCTGTTCATATCACAGGGCAGCAAGGGCTGGATTCCACTTCTGACGGGAGCGGGTCTGGTTCTGCTCAACACGCTTCTAGCACATACACTCAGCAGCACCTACACGATCTGGTTGATCGTGGGTACAGTAATCGTGGCCCTGTTGATACTGGGTCTAGACCTTCAGGAGTTCAAGAAATGTCTTCGATACCGTTCTCTGATGCGTTTGCGTCAATCCTCGTTGTCCTCTTATCTTTCCTCGCCGGAGCATGGATCGGACGAACAGTCCTCACCTTCCTCCGAAGCCTGATTCTGGGCAAGATCGGAGCATGCCCCGACTGTCCCAAGATCACGGATAGCAAGACTAAGGATTCTTGACGCGACAGCAGACACGGTCGCCGGCGGAAGCAACGGGTTGTTGTCTTCAGCCATGATTCGTAAGCGTCTGTAGTCTTCAACGTCAAGTCGAACACACACAGATGCTTTGCCAGATCGTGTCCGTACACCATCATTGGTGGTCGATGTATATTTGTCAGTGGTCATTTCTGAATCATAACTAGTAAGCCCGATGTATGGGCAAAGGAGTCTCGAATGAGTCGATTAAGTGGCGGTGGTTTTAATATCGGTGGCAGTGGCGGAAGAATTAGCGGATCGGGCGGTGGTGCTAAAAAGCCGGCTCGTAAGCACGTTCGCAAGGGTGCATCATCTGCTCGCAAGACAGCACGTCCCGTTAAGAAGAGGGACGAGAAGCGGGGTAAGAAGAAGAAGTAATCTTGAAACTAGACAAAAACACACCCCACGATCTGATACGGCAAGAGATCCGCAACTGGGTGGATCAGGTGCTGGACATTCCTTCAGACCACTTTAATGGTCTGTCGGCCTGCCCGTTTGCCAAGCCAGCCTTAGACAAAGGCAAGGTAGATATCCGCATCGGTGGGAAGCACACGGTCTGGGACACGGTTGATTACTTCCCCCCTGACCGTGATCTAGTGATTGTCTGCCCGATTTTTGCTGACAAGTGGCTTCCGGATTCAATCGAAAGTTTCTGTGAGCAACTGAACCGTGGTATCAAATCGGATGATCTGATAGCAATCCCTTTTATACCGGACATCGAAGGCGGCACTGAGCAGCCCGATGTAGAGTGTGAGAATTGGGATTACTTGATTGACGAGTCGTTTCCAATGATTTTTATTCAGCGGCTGTCTGAGTTGAAAGCAGCCTCCGCGAAGTTGCAGAAACGCGGGTATTACCTCAACGTCTCTAGCAAGTTTAGGGACTATGTAGAAAGCAGGGATTGATATGGCAGGACGTGGCAAGAAGATGGGCAAGAAGACCATGGTCAAGAAGGGCAATGGCGGCGGCTCTCCGGGCAAAAAGAAGAATGCCAACCGTCGTAAGCGTGGCGGGGGCATGGGCTACGGCGGCTGATGTCCAAGGTAGAACCGACAAGAGACCCACGGGGACGCTTTGTTCCCGGTGTGAGCGGCAACCCCTCTGGTAGATCTAAAGGGGCTGTCGGTCTCATGTCACGATTACGCTCAGTGCTTGCTGAAGAGGTCGCAGACGGGGTGACCCGTGCAGATGAAATGGTTGCCCTGATCCATCAGGCCATCCGTGAAGACCCCGTCAAGGCATGGCCCATCCTGAAAGACTTTGTTGCACGGGATGAAGGCCCAGTGGAGCAAGTACACAAACTGCAAGTAGCCCAAGAGGAGCAGCGGCAGGCGGATCAAGAGGTGGATATCGCCCTTGAAGCGTACTTGCAGCGTCAGATGATCGATGATTGATAGCAGTGCATCCAACCTATTCTTGGAAGTAGAGAACGCAATCGACTTCCGCGACCGCCACATGGTGTCCATGAAGGACATGATCAAGCGGTACGCCGGCACCGATTACAACAACACCTACACCCACGACGTACAGCCTGATGTTGACAACCACGCCTTTGAGTACATCTCACTGGTGTTGCCAAAGATTGTTTACGACAACCCCGCCGTCAAGATTGATAGCCGTCGCCCAACCTTGCAGGGTGAGACGGTGGCAAAGGTTCAGTTGGCAATGAACCGTTGGATCAACGACACACAATTCCGAGAGACACTGCACCGTGCTGCCATGGACATGATGTTCGGGTGGGGTGTTTTGATGACTGTAAGTGAGCCTGTCCCCGGTCAAAGGCCAGCGGATGAGGCAGTCAAGAGCCTCCCACGGGTGTATCGCATCGCTCCTGAGCATTTCTTCATGGACCCCAAGGCTGGTCACTGGACCGAGTCGCGGTTTATGGGCCACTCCTACGCCATGTTGCGTGAAGAATTGATTGACGCAGCCGAGAACGATGACACTTACGATATGGAGGCTATCCAAGAACTTGCCGGCAACTCTGGCATGAACAAGCATGATGGCACCAGCACTTACCAAGAGACCAGTAAGTACAGAGACGAAGTAGCCATCTATGAAATCTGGTGCCCCAACACAGGATCAGAAGCCGAAAGCGACGGAAAGCATCACGGGATGCTCTACACGCTCGCTGTTGCTGGTCCCACCTCTACCGATGATGAACCCTTCGTCGGATACGTCAGGGCACCACAGCCTTACTACGGGCCACGATCTGGTCCGTACACCCTTCTTGGTATTTACAACGTCCCCGGAGACCCGTATCCCCTTAGTCCCCTGACTGCGACCAACCAACTTACCCAAGAGATCAACGGGTCTTTGCGGCAGTTGGTCAGTAACGGGCAGTCCTACAAGCGGATCTATCTGGTTGACGCGAAGAACAAGAAGTTGGCGACCGACATCAAGGAGATGCCCGACCGCTTTGTGATTCCAGTTGAAGGTTTGGACACCCAGCGTGTCATGCCGATGGAGTTGGGTGGCATCACCGCCCAGCACGTCCAGTACCAGAACCTGCTAACAGATAAACTGGATAGACAGTCTGGCATCAACGATGCCCAGCGTGGCAATCTTTCTGGAGATGCAACCGCAACCGCAGTTGCCGTGGCTGAATCAGGTGCCACCGTCCGGCTTGCCCACATCCAGCGTCAATTTGCCGAAGGTGTGAAGGATTCGCTCCACACTGTCCTGTGGTACTTCTTCCACGACAACACAATCGTGCTGCCGCTGGGGCGAGATGCCATGATGCAGTTGGGTGAGATTGACCCCATCTTTACGGGCGGGGACGTGGACGGCGACTACGACGATCTCCTGATGACAATTGACCCGTACTCGATGGAGCGTACCTCTGAGGTGGTTCTTCAGCGTCGGGCCATCGAAGTTGTCCAACTGATCGGGAATATCGCACCCCTGTTCGCTCAAGCCCCGTGGGTCGATTGGCCTTCTGTGATGGCGATGCTTGGTCAAACCATGAACATCCCAAGCCTTGGCAGCATTATTGACCTTGAGAAGGCCGCAGAAGCGATGCAACAGGGTATGATTGGTCCCGCCGGCAGTGGCGGTGGCGGCGTGTCACAAATGGCTCCTAGTGAGAACCCAGTTGCTGGCACCAACGAGAACCAACAACAGATTGACGCTGCACTTAGAAGCGTAGTAGCAAGGGCTGGAGTATGATCTACCTGTTCAAAACCAAAGAGGGTGCTGAGATCGAGTTGGACTTTCCAATGGGGACTGCTCCCAAGATCGGTGACTGGATCATTCGCAACGGTGTGGAGATGCAGCGTGTGGTTTCGTTCCATCTTGACGAAAGCGGCATCGCTCGCAAGACCCACCAGTACCCGTACGTCTCCAACGCTCTGCCCCGCAAACTAGAGGGCTGTGACCTTAACAAGCAAGGCAAGCCAATCATCACTTCTCAGAATCATGAGAAAGAGATTATGAGCCAGCACGGCTACACAAAAGAGTAAATGGTACGATGTAGTCCATGGAAATGGACAACAATATCGTTGAACCCGAATCTGAAACCCCCGTAACTGAGGAGCCTACTTCTCAAGCGGTAGAGACATCGAACCCGACCGAGTCGGACGATGCTGTACTTGACCGCTTGCTAGGTGGTGAACCAGCCAAGGAGGAAACTCCTGCTGCTGAACCTGAGACCCCGCAGGTCGATAGTGAAGCGGTGGAAAAAGCCGTCAGTGTGTTGAAACGTGATGGTGTCCCAGACTCAGTCATTGCACAAATGAAAGAGTCCGACATGCAAGGGCTTACCGAATGGGCCGACAGTGCTGCCAAGAGGCAAGCAGAAGTTGACAAATTCGGTAACCGGCTCAAGGCTTTGGAAGAAGGGAACAAGGAGAAAGAAGCAGAGAGTCAACCTGACACCTCTGCGGAAGACCCCTTCCTTTCGGTAGAAGCAAAGTATGGCGAAGACGCTGCCAAGCCACTGCGTGAGATGGCGGAGCAAATGCAAGCCCAACTCGCACAGGTTCAACACATGGCAATTTCATCGGAATTGTCGCGTGCCGAAAACAACATGCAGGCCGTGTGGTCTGACAAAGAATTGGACCGTGACAAAATTACTACTTCTATGCAAGCCCTAGCCGAACAGCATCCGGGCCGCTTTAAGTCAGTTGAAGAGATGATGTTTGTGGCGTGTTGTGATATTTATGGTGAACCCAACTTGGACTCGCTTGACGAGAAGAAGTTGCAGAAGCCAACAAAAGCACAGCCCACGCCCATCCGAACGTCGGCACCAACCCCTTCGCCTAAGAAGGAGTTGACTCCCGCACAGAAGGAAGACGCAATCTTGGACGCGATTATGGGCGGCAAGTCTGCAAGTGAGGCGAAGGCAATGTTCTCATAAAGGGTTTAAGACATGGGATCTCCAGTCCAAACCTTCGTTGACTTCGTTAACTCAACAGGCCCAACCTACATGACTTCCGCTGAGGAAGTCGTTAACGAAGCAGTGAAGAATACTTATTGCTTCTCACGACTCTTGAAAGACAAGGGCGATGAGAAAACTGTTCAAGGTGGCAGCGAAATTCGTGACGTTGTCATGTTTGATGAAAACAGCACCTACGCACACTACCAGCCAAACGAAGTGTTCTCTTGGTCAAACCCACAAGTGACCGACACGATCACCCAACACTGGCGGTTTGCTATTGACCATATGTCGTTTACTGACGCTGAAATCGAATTGAACTTCGGTGAAGGTCTGTCGGCTGATGGTGCCAAGGCTGTGTACAAGCGGCTCAAGCGAATCAAAGAGCAGCGGATGATGACCTCCATGCTGAACGGCATGGAAGCCGACCTCTTCCGTCCAACCTTTGGTAACGCCACTGAGATGGAAGGGGCCAACGGCAAGTTGCCATCGTCCATTCCTTCGTTCATTACCGAGAAGTGCTTTGACGCTACTGGCGTTACTGGTCGCTTCCGTGGTGGACGGCCTCTTGGCTACTCCAGCACTGTGATGGGTGTTGATCCAACCACCGAGCATCGCCGGTCGAACGAAGTGGTCTTCTACAACAAAAAGGCCACCGCCAACTCCGGTGCCCAAACGAAGCCTGCTAACTTCAACTCGCACTACAACGAGGCTGCTCTTGAGTCCAGCACCACTACCATCTTTGATTTGGTCGGTGCGTTTGATGAGATGTTCTTGCGATTGCAATACATCCCACCAAGCACTCAATCGCAATACTTCGAGGATGCCAGCCTTAACCGGCAGATCATTCT